AGAGTAACAATGGCGTGCTTTAGTAAAGAAGATTTAATCCTGGGATAGATGCGAACATGTTCGTTTAGTTTAATAACCGTCAAGAATTAGCGGTGTTATGGCTAAAGCAAAGACAGGTAGTTTTTACCTAACTGAGACGGTAACAATACCAGCAGCAAGCGCAGACGGCACAGTCGTTCAAGGAACCATTGACTTAGGAGCATACGTTAACGTACCAACTGGTCAAGCAATAGCAGTCGAAAGTGTAGACTTTGTTTATCAAACAGGTTCTAACTTTTCTTCTGATGTAGCAAGAATGCTTGCTGCTAACGGTTCACTTGCTGGACAATTGACAGACCTTAATCCTGGTACAGCCATGGTTAGAGCTGACAACCAATCATTAATCTCTTCTGGAGGACTAAACATTGATATTGCAAACAACCTTGCTACTCACAATCAAGATTTGTACCCAGATAACTTTGGCCCAGCTGCTTTGTCTGAAGCATTTATGGTTGTTAATGACCAAATGTATCTTACTGCTGGTGTCTTTGGTGCTGCTATTAGTACATCTGATGTATTACTAACCGCTAGAGTACGTGCAAGAGTCGTTAAACTATCTTCTGAAGACTGGATGGCAATCGCAATACAATCAACCGCTAGTGATAACTGAGTGTGATTCACTTGGTTAAGATAGAAGGTACTCTCGATGAAATCCGAGAACTTATTGGCGATGCTCGGCGCACTGTTAGGGATGTTAAGTCTACGACTAAGAAAGTGGTTAAAGCGGCCAAAGGAACTAAACGTAAGTTATCAGACTGGCAGCGATACATCAAAAACAAATCAAACCACATTAAGTTTAAGCGTGGAGACAAAAAAGGAAGATTAGATCTAAAGAGAATGTCAGCTGCTTTCAAAAGGAGTCGGAAGTAATGTTCACTCAACTTAAACCTAAGTCAAAGCCTAAGCCTAAATCTAAAGCTAAGCCTAAACCTAAAAAGGAGGATAAATAATGGCTGATGAAGAACTAGAACGTATTCTTAGAATAGAAATTCCTTCAAGTAGTGCTCAGAGCTCGGACGGAGTAAATTATGATACTCTTAATCTAAACGGTTGGACCAATACTGGAAACGTTTTACATTGGCAAGGTTCTATTGATTTATCTGGATATGCTATGGACCGCAAAACCTTTTATCCATCTACTACAATATATCAAAAAGCATACCCTTACATTCAATTTAACGGGTTTGGATGTACAGAAATGGTCGTAGTAACTTCTATTCCTATTAGTATAGCCGATCTCTTACTTCAAGTTGCCAATCTAAGCGCACCAGGGTTTACACAATCCTCCGCAACTGGAGCAGAACAACAAGATTGGACTACAGTATTATTCGGACGTACAAATGTACATTTGATTAATGCTACATTACCTGCTTTAGGTATAACTCAATTGATCACTAGTGATTCATTTGGTTCTCTTTCACCAACCGCGGCTGACAAATTATACGTTTACAAAGTTGTAATTCCTGCAACTGTTGGAGGATTTATTGGTTCTTCGTTAGAAGTAGCTTCTTCTAGACTTGTTATACCTGGTAGTATGATGCAAGAACCTAAACTTGAATACATGATGAGACTAAAGAGATCATACGAACTAGCCAATCAGGTGTAAGTATGGCTACGGATTATCCTGAGCTTAGACGTGTAGGGAAATTTATCTATGAAACATGGGAAGGTAGACCCGACTTACCTGCATGGTTCTCTTTTGCTAAAGGTACACCTGCCGCGGTAGGTATCGAAGCTGCTGAAGCATTTATTGATTTACAATTTGAAGCTGCAATTGCTATTGACCAGGGGAAAGTAGCAGGTAAAGATCAATATGAATCAGTTGAAAGAGAACGTGTAGAGTCTCTAGGGTTCAAACCTATTTGGACTCCAGGTGGATTTCAAGTTTAATCGTATTTGTCTATATTCTCTTGCTCTGATAAATCCTTACGTGCGTCAATTAACTTACACACAGCTGCATCTACCCAAGGCAATTGATTATGATTAGGAAAAGCATCTTTGATATGTTGAACTAGATTAGTAATCTCCCAGTATAGTACGTCGTGAATAGTTTCAGTCATTGTTCCAACTCCTCTTTTCTCCAGGCGTCATAGAATTTAATTTGTGTAATAATATAATCTTTTAACCAAATAATTCCATTTCCATTAAGTAATTCTGATAATACATCTCGATAAGCTTCGAGCATTGTTTCACAATATTGTTGATCTCTCATTCAATCAACCCCACAAATATTGTTTTCTTTCCACATTCTTTGCATGGAAGTCCACCTTTCAACATGTCTGGATCAGTGTTCAACATTGTCAAGTCGCATCGATGGCAGTAAGCACCATACTTTTCATCAATCTCAGGCTTTGCTTTGTATTGTGTAGCTTGTTTCTTCATCAATTCTTGTCTAATCCACCCACTAAAGTTATTCATTTTGCGTGCAATCTCGTAAGTAGTCGGGCATAGAGTTATTGTTTTATGTCTCATATTACATTGGCAGTTTATAATCTTATATTAAGTGTATGTATGTATTAGAGGAAAAAGGTCGAAGGCCATATATCCTATGGCTGCTTGGCATAGGGTGGGTGTGCTGGGGAGAGTAACAATGGCGTGCTTTAGTAAAGAAGATTTAATCCTGGGATAGATGCGAACATGTTCGTTTAGTTTAATAACCGTCAAGAATTAGCGGTGTT